ATCAACTGTATGACTCCACTGGGGTGTGGAATCAGAAAATTGAGTATTTTGATTTGTTGATTCGGTGTTCTCCGAATTTATAATAATGTTACATTGAGAAGTAAGTCATTTTTAAAATTGCTGGGATAGACTTATCACCCGCAAAGTTTTCCACAATTGTGATATGCGATCACTCCCCTAAATAGGGGTACCCGCAAGACGGGTGCATTGAAACATGAAGCCTAATAATATATATACAGGAATTACAAATAATACTGGTAACCATACATGTAGCATAGAATGTGTATTTTTGCGCTCTTCTACATAGCGCAGGGGGATGAGTTTTCAGTTGTCCCAGAACCGTACTTTTCGAGCCATATATCAGCTCGGGTTCCATACGAATATCCTATCGTAGGGCACCCGTGTATAATATCACACTCTTGTGCAATCTCATACAATTGTTTCCTCCTACGTTCATACACATCCTCCCCGTGTACAAACCACTCCACTAAGGCTGATTCTATGGCGGCCATACAAATCTCTTTTTCAGACAAAAAAGCTGATCGTAAATGTGCATGCAAACTTTTGAAAATGGAATCTTCTTGCAACGCTCCCAGCTCACATTGGAGCTTTGGGTGATACACCGAATTTCTCTTCAAAAAATCCGCCTCCCCATCAAGCATAAATGGGGTGGGTGTGGCAGTCTTATCCGGCATCGTAAATACCATACCACGGTTCGCCAAATACTCAGCGACACTCAAGTGGTTGAAATTCCTACACCGTTCGTGGACTGATCCCTTACAATCATCACCATATGTCATCAGAGCTACAGAATGACGAAAGGGTACGAGAGGACCCTCGATGTGATAATAAGCACAACGCATTAACAATGAATTGACAATACAATTAATATACACTGTCAAATTATGACCTGATGGATTACTTCCAAATAGACCAATAAGATCACCATTGTAGGCGATTGTTGGATAGGCCACATCTGTTGCCAGTCCTCGCATCACTATCAAATCCCGAGTTGTGTACCCATACCTATCTGCTATTGAAATTAACACAGAAAAAGCAGCCAATACCATCTGCGCTGGCATGCGCAAATCGTACTTGCTGTAATCCCCAGCCAGGATTCGGTCAGAGCCATATTTTCTCATGTGTTTTGCCAATTCATCCCATTCTTGGGAATGAGCATTCACTCCAACTGCGCACTCTGCCGCAATTGGCAACATGGACATACAACGCACTATTGGCAAGAAATACCTCCTGACCAAAATTTGCATTGCAATTGGTGCTCCTTGAAACACCCTTACCTTCTCCTTGTCCAAAGGAGTGGGCTCGTCCTTTAAACAAGCCTTAAAAATGGGGTAACACCGCTCATGTTTCAGATAACACGTTTCCATTCGCGCCACTTCAGACCAAATTTCAGGTGTGAAATCAACACAATCAGTGCGCCTGGCATCTTCCGGTATTGTCACATCGTACTGATATTGGTTTTTCGGTCCACCTAATGGATATCCCACCGATGTTGTGGAAGACATCTTGTCAACAAATCGAATACCTATTTTTCCATTCACCACTTCCTCATTGGTGAGAGGCACGATATCAGTCTTGAGACTCGAGAAGTCATCCAACACTGTGCAAAATTGGTTCTGATAATCTCGAACGGCCCAACGCAAATGTGCTCCTTCGACGCCTAATGCTGGGTGTGTTGCTACATCCAAAGACGCTTGCCACGGGTAATTCTTTCCAAATTGAGGTTTTCCCCATTGCTGCTCCACTCCAGTGTGTCGAGTAACACTATCTGAAATTGCTGAAGTTACAACTTCAGAATAGTATTTGGCCCTTCCTGTGACTTCTCCGTAAGCTGTCACTTGAGCTTCCTCCGTAAGGAAATTGAGTGGGCTTTTCGGGTGTATACGACGCCCTTGAAAATATTGCACACCGAGAATTTCTTCTGGCAAGGTACCGGCACTATTGGCCAACAATACTCCAGGTATGCGCGACAAAGCTTCCATGGCATTTTCCAACTGGATTAGGGATAAATATCCGCAACATCCACGTTTGTGTCCACTCTTGCCACCCAAGTGAAATCCTGATATCATCGGTGCTTTGGTCTCGGCGAGTGTTACTGCCATACATAGCCCCTCAAATGTGTTAAATTCAAGATCATACTTGGAACCATAAAATTCCTTGACGGTGTGCTGAGTGCCAACGGTGTGATACAACCTCGAAATGTGTGGATTCCCATGCTCATCTTTATACACCAAACGACCAGGACCATTTTTCATCATAGTTTGTGGAATATAAGCGCGAACGTCCTTCCACTCCCCTCCAGCAGGTACCCATATCAAAGAAAAGTCTGTATTTGGTATATCGACAGAGTGTTCCCGAGAAATTATATAATTAAAACTACTTCCATCAAATTCATTACGCTTAAACAAACCGGCGAGTGATTGATGCTTACCGAACAAATGTGTGGGCACAATAGCATAGTTCGAGCACGGGAAAAATACATCCGATGTGAAATAACGATTATCATCCAATGCCACTGTCAAATGACACAAATTGTTAAAAACAATTGTCTCCAATTGATTGACTGTTGTTGTCTTTACTCTATGGGCCACTGGCAATGTCGAAATGGGGATTTTTGACCAAGCATTTTGCTCAGCATCACGATTTGCCAAGTCAGCATCAGAAAGCGGTGAGAGGCGCCCCTGTTGCTCGAATTTGTCGGAAAAAATCATTCCTTTTGCCATCTGGCGCAATTTCCTGCTCGTAATCAAAGCAGCGTATATCGTGCCGAGCATAGCACTCAACCCCAAGATGTATCGCAATTGCGAATCCCTGATACGAGTGAACACGTATGGCAAGTGACGTCTGTCCTCCAAAATAGACTCTATAATCATCTCGCGCTCAAAATACATTGTATCACGATAAATCAAGAGTAATATCATTAAGAATATCAGTACTATTTGCCATGGCACGTACACTACAAAAATTATGCACGCGAAAAGGAGAATGTGTAAGATTGTATACCACGGTTTGAGCTGTGAGGCCCGCTCGTCTTCCATGAACGCGACGAAATCCAACACGGATCTACGCAATAACATCTGCGTGGGTATCCAATTTGTCCAACGCAATAACCAATGAGCATCGAGTGTTGCTCCTCGGTCTACTCTATCCTGCATTCTTTCTAGATTCGCAGGTCCACGCATCCAGCGGTGCGCACGATCACAATACGACCAACATCGGTGTAAAGTTCGAGCACACGAAATGCCAGTACGCAGACCCACTTGTTGATCCAACGTATCCTCTGCCTTGCACTGACAAACTCCCGCGAGTGGCATATTGCACTTGCTGCACATGAGCATCTTCTCAGCCAAATTGTTCGAGTTTGCCACCAAATTTTCCTGGTGTGCAAAATACTCTTTCGAATCTAGAGTTATAAAGCGTATCACATCATATATACTGACGTCTTTCAATATCCGAAAATTTCCTTCTTCTAGGGGAAGATACATATCTTTCCACCCTATTGTGGCTGTTCCTCCAGTGGTTTGATTTATCACCGGATAGGATCGCTGTACATGGCAAAGCCACAAATCAGGAATCAATGGAGTAGGCGTGACCGTTTTCAACGCAACCAAGCGTTCACTAAGCATCCCATTCTCAGTGAATTCCGGACGGGGTGTTACCGTAATGGTGACTCTCTCCCGACGTGTGATAGAAGCTGGTTCATTAGAATATACCGTGGCTCCTCCGTCTTTTACGTTTTTTGTTATCACACAGACTTTTGGTTGAATACTGACCTTTCCTTTGGACTCAATATCGGCCTTGTTTGCATAGGCCTTGGAATTATTAATGACTTGAATGACAGTTTTCGACGGAGCTTTCTCGACAAATGCGGCTTTAGTATTAGCCATATCATCTAGAAAAATTCCATTTATATCAGTTCTCATATTCGAGTTGTACTTGTCATCGTCATTGAAAGTGCATAGACGCTCGTCATCAGCATTAAAGCCATTTGACTTGAGAGTTGTTATCATCAGAATCTGAGCTATGGAAGATTTTCCTACAGCTGTTCCTCCGAAAATTCCAATTCCATACGGCGCAACGCGCAGCCCACCCTGCACACGTATCTGTGCATAGACTGCCTTCCATTTCCGAACATTATCGCAATACCGCTCGAGGATATTCTTCTCAAACGTGTTAGTGCAATTCGCGATCACTTGTCTACCTTTATCCAGGCAGTCGTCCAACAATTTGGCGTAGTCATTGTCATCCATATTTTCCAAATGACGCAGATTACCTGCTGGGTAGTACTCATTACACCTCATACAGGTTTCGTACAACTGACGAAAACGTTGACTATCAATATCACCATACAAAAGGGGTTTAAAACTGCGCATTTTAAAGCACATGTAGCCTCCTTCTATAAAATGAATCATTGTGGACATAATGGCGTCGATAAAATCGGTCGCACCAATTTGCCTCTCCTTTGCCGACTCTGAAAAACTCTCGAATCCACCCATAGAAAGGGGGAATTTGATAGTCTCACAGAGACCTAACGCCACACACATACTCAGCAATGCTGAGACTTTCTTGAACCCCTTGTTGTTCACTATTAGTGACCAATTCAATTGGATGTTCTTCAGAACTTGTAACCAACCTGGTTGTGTGTGCTCTTGTGTTTGAGGAGCAAGATCGCTGTGTATTAGTTTTTCCAAGTACTGATACACAACGGAACTCACACTACTTTTTGTGTGAGTTTTGACATACAGAAAAAGAATTGAGCATGCTGACTTTGTAGTTTCACAATCACTTAATGCTGTGAAAAGCGCTAATGCATTTTCCATCTTATTCAATATATCGGGGTGGTTGGCCAATCCAAAACTACTCATCATCGATGTGTCTTGCATAAGCAAACCTTGTTTGGGACCACTCTGTGGTCCCATTTTTTCCACTTTACGTGGATTTTTGTCTGCCGAAAATTTTCCTTTTGGAGCAAATTTCTCAGATTCTTTCTTGTGACGTATAATTTCTGTCTTTTTCTTTTTTGTCTGATATTTACTCTTGGCAAACGAGCGGGAATCTTCCATCCCAGACTGTGGGCACATGTCCGTGCCTCCCATCGTACTTTCAATCTCAATAGTGCTGGGAACACTTTGAGCTGTATATTGTTCACTAGCGTTGAATGATGACATCTCCTAATGTATAAAAAGAAAATGCACCACCCAAGCCAGAGAACAATACACAGAGAACCGACTTAAGATTCTTCTGTGATTGTCTCTGAAGAGCTGTCGTCACCTGATTTGAAACCAGGCTAAACAAGACAATTGTACCAAATACTGTAAATCTCAACACCACTTCCAAATGGTGAAGAACAAATACTCTAGTAATGGTCATGTCCTAACAGACAATAATACACTAGTCGCCAACCTCTATGGCTTTCATGTAAAATCCTGTCAACTCACTGGGGTGTGGCCCGCTACTAATAGCGTGCCTGCATAGTTGCTGGGATGAAGTGTTCGTAGCTCCCATTTACAGTACACTTTTTACATAGCTATACTACCTAAACTGTAAATGATTAATTTTGTGTGTTCCGCTTAAACACACAGGATTTCCAATTCGTTTGGATTACAACGCGGTTATTAATATTACCGTTTATTGCCTTGATCGAGGCCATGGATTTTCAATTTATTGACATACCATCGTTTTGATATTTGAATGTAGTTCACCTCCCCGTGGAGGGTTTCTGCCTTCATTGCCCATATCAGGGCCATGGATTTCTAATTTCTTAGCTTACCATCGTTTTGATTTTTTGAAAAATAGTACACCTCTATTAGAGGATTTGACATGTATGTTAATTTGATTGTGATGATCAGTCACTCAAATTAACTAATAAATAATATACATTGATCAGATTGGTCCGTGGGTGGACTAAACCTTCCCGTATCGTGGGATAGACGTATGATAAAAGTTGAAGACATGCAACACGCGAACGCGTTACACGGGTACGTTATGTACCAATTA